TGTTTTGGTGTGGCAAGAGGTTCCATGTATGCAAGTGCTTCGTCAATGAGTGTGTGTAGCAGTTCTTTAGGCAGTGCTAGTGGACTTAGGATCTCATCATTGCTGAAAGTAAACATGACTTTCGTCAATATTTCTGTGTCCAACTCTCTGCTTAAATCAAACATGTTTTTAAGTTCTAATAAACCAGGCATTGTTATTGTGTAATCTAATCTCATCTCTCTGGTTGTCTTTGCAACTGCCATTCCTTCTTTGAAGTTGCGTAACCACTGTTCATAGTTTAATCCGTCTCTGACGTACTCTCCAACTTCTCCTGTACCGTCTAGTGATGAACATATCTGCCAGTCCTGGAACTGTGGCAGTAAGTCAAACAGTTTGATCCCTTTGAATGACGTCCTACTTAGATTCGTGTTGTATCTCACATACACTTCTTTTGCGAATCCTAGTTCTATAATCCTCTGCATGGCTTTCCAGTGCATATCCCACATCAGGGGTTCTCCACCGCACCAGTATATTTCTTTTATTGTTTTTGTTTCTACTGCTTCAACAAACTCTTGTACAACCTGTGTGTCTTGGAACTTTATTATTTGTTCTCTTAAAGGTGACGCCATCCATGGAGAGTCTTCTTTATTCCATGATTTGTTCTTTCTAGATTCTGCTTCCCAACTACTACTCAACATGTCGCCACACATTCTACATTTGAAGTTGCATAGGTTATTGAACCTGTAATCAAAACTGATAGTTTGCATTGTGGTTGCACCGGTCTCATCTGTGCTGTCGTATGCTTCATCCACCCTATTATTGAACAACTGATTCCAATATGATCTGTATACATCTGTGTTTAACAGTTTGTGATCACATACTTGACATTCTGACAGTTCCTCACCTGCCATCATACGCAATCTCACTGATCGCATGTGATCTGAATTCCAGTGTTCTTTCAGTGTCAGTGGTTTGTATTCCTTGGCATCGTTGCCCGTGTCTATGTACTGTTTGAAACTCTGTGCAGGTTCTCTGGATGCACAACACATACGTCTTTCTGTCTGGGGAGACAGGTACGTGTGCGTCCATGGCGCCATACAGAATGTTTTGTTTCCTTCAGATGGTTTAATTCTTTTCATACTGTGCAAATAAATCTTTCCATTCAGGAAACACATCAGTAAAATTTTCATCTCTGATTTTATCGTACTTTCTTGTTTCCCCAACAAATGTTGGTAAGTGACGACTCATGTCTTTCTTGTTCATCCAGTCTAGTGCAGATTCGAATCCTTTGGATGCTCTTGTTAAGTGATCCTGTGATTTTAACCATTCTATATGTTCTTTATATTTTGCAGTAACTTTTTCTTTTTCATTCTGAGGTAATAGATCCATACGTTGCCACAGAGGATATTGCAGTAGGTTAAAATTGAAATCTTGAGGTTTAATGAATCCTTTTTCTACCCAACTCTTATGGAAGTCTAAAACGTGTAAGCAATTCGATAATCCAACTGTTGCACTAATATAAAAATCCACTTGTGGACATACTGCTAACATACGTTTCCTATTGGCCACTGTTTCTTCCCATACAGTGCCTTTACGCATAAGTTCTGCTCTTGGTCCTTCTGCGTCCAAACTTGCACCGATCGAAACGGAATCAAACTTGTTCCATAATTCAAATATGTCTGTGCCTTTGAATGTAGACTTACTGAAATTTGTGTTGTAGATCAATCTCACATGGTACATTTTACGTTTGTCTAATTCTTTTAAAATACGTAAATGCTCTTCCATGATTATTGGTTCACCGCCTGCAAAGTAAAACTGTTCCACATGATCAAACTGTTTCAACAACTGATCCCATATGTCGTTACTATTCCTACCTGCTTTCATTATCTTTGCGTGGTTAGGCGGAGCACCTGTAAGTTTTTTATGGTCCTCATACCAGTTCGAACTGAACCAAGTACCACAACTCCTGCAAGCCATGTTGCATAAGTTTGAGAAACGTATATCCCAATACTTTATCATGAAGTCTGCTGTGCCGTCTGGTTTGGTGTTCTCTGTCATGCTAATGTTGTGTCCAAAGTGTTTGTTTGAACTTAGACGCAGTGAGAAGAAACCTGAATCTTCTTGGTCATAGCATTTGATACATTCCCTAGATTTCTTATTGGCTAACATGTTCAAACGCATCTGTTTCATCTTGTCGCCGTTGAACACTTCTTCCATTGATTGTTCGTTTACATTGCCAACGTGCAATTTGTCAAAGGCAAAACAACAAGGATATGCCCTGCCATCTGGAAATGCGTGTAGGTGCATCCATGGCAACATGCAGAACGTTTCACTCTCAATCAACAACTCCTTTTCCCTAGGAGTCATGTCTTTAATTTTTAGTTTCTCGGGCTCTTTCGCCCCATACTCATATGCCACGGTACCATTCTCCTATTATTGGGAAAGTCTTTTCAAAGTCCTTTCCGGAACGTTTGTCGTATTGACTGTAAAATGCTTTAAAGTCTTTCTGTAGTTTACTCTGTTCGGCCGCCCCTGCGTGTGGGGTCTTCACAACATCTAGGTAGTCGATTAGTCTCTGTGTTTGATTAATCTCCATGTGTTCTAAATGCTGTTCATTACTATTTAAAAACTTTACCAAGTCCCCTTTAAATTTATTTCTCAGGTCGTCCGGTAGTACAAGCGGTGATTGGAAGCTCGGGAACCTCAATATGTTCAATGTGAAGTTGACCTCCGGACCATACACTTTACTTGCACTCTTGAACCATACCATTCTTTCCAACAGTTGCGGTAGTGACTCCAAACACAGTGCATTTATGGTACACATGTTATGGATCGCACGTGGAACTTTGTCCACCATCATGTGTAAGAAATTTGAGAACCATTCGCCATAATCTAATCCATCCCTGATGTATTCTGCTTGTCCAAATGTTGCTTCACAACTAGTGTACAATTCAAAGTTATCAAACTTCTTTAATTTTGTTTTGAATCTATCGATAATGCTCTGCTTTGCACCTAGGTTAGAATTAATTGCAAGGGTCATATTAGGATTCATTTTGTCACCTTGTGTTTCTATCCAATCCAACAGTCTCCACAGGTTTGGACTCATCATGGGTTCCCCGCCTGTTATTCTTAACTCATCCAGGCTCTTGTGTAGGTCTGTTTCCCACCATTTATAAAATGCTTCCACGTATGGATTTGTCTCATCCTTCTTGTACGGCTCTGCACTTTCATGACTGTGGGTGAAGTGATTACGTCCATCTGTTGCCATTCCTACGTATGGTCCTTGCCTCTTGATATTGTTTGCCCAAGTGGAACTGAACGCAGGATTACAATATGTACAAGCAAAATTACAGGTCCTATCAAATGCTATTTCTAATGTTTTAAGATTTACATCTGTGTCAGCATCAGTTTTGTGTGCATAATCTAATGCTTCGTTTGTAAATATTTTTGATTTGTATACCCTATCACTGATGTTATCTCTATTGATATCTTCTATCTTCCAGCAGTACTCACAACCTTTTGGTCTGTCTCCACACTGCATCTGCTTACGTTCTGCTTTCTTCTGTACTGTGTTGTGTATTGCACTTGGATTTGTTTTTATTGCTTCTAGATCAATCTTGTGCGGAAGTGGATGGTGACAACTTGTGGTCATGCCACTGCCCAACCATATAGTTGCGTTGTACCACTTGGCTCCGCAGAAACTTGCACTTTTTGGATCTAGTATTTGTTTCTTATATTCAAGATCGTCCATCTTTTCCTTTAAAGTAATTTTTTAATTTGTTGTATTCGTCTTCTGGACAAAGTATGTCACTCTTAAACATCATGTCCTTAACCCAGTGGTAGTGTGCTATAGGCGGTGGATGAGATTCTCCTGGGATATAATATTGTTTATAGTTATCTTCAGCAAACTCCCACAGGCCTTGCCTATCTTTGTAGAACAAGAACTTGGCCCAATCGATTGTGTTGTACAATGCACGTTCACCCTCACTGTAAAATTCATCACGTAAGACATCCTTGTTGAATACCATCATAGTATATGGTATTTCCTTTTTGTCTAACAACAACTGTGTCCTTAGAATGTGTTCTAATGTCCTGTAATATTGATGTTCTTCATCCCAGAAGTGTCTCCTGTAATATTCGTGTTTATCCTTTTCAGGGTGTCCACCATACCATGTGCTCCATTGAAAACTTTCGTCCCATACATGATATGTCTGACGTCCTTTGAGTTCATCTGCTTCCCTATCTTTTGTGATCACTTCGTACCTGTCTGTGCCTGACCACATGATGTACATGTGATATATCTGTGTGTGTTTCATGGCACTGTTTATCGCCGCACGTGATATAGTCTCATTCCCTGATCCTGACCTGCCTTTATTCAACATTGTTATACCACTATCAAACCAAGGCACAAATTTGGGCCAGCATGGCCAGCCGTATCGAGTGAAACTACAACCGTGTGCTATTGTTTTGTTATGCATTCCTACACTCCTCCCAGAACTCTTCCATCTCAGGAAAGGTGTTAAGGAACCTTGTGAGACGTCTGCGATCGTGTTCGTTAAAAAATGCGTAAAAGTCTTTTTTATGTTGCGTACTTGCGTCCGCATTTTCTCGCCAGTATGCGAGATTACGTTGCATCTTCTGGATCTCGAAGTCCTTGAATATGTGTAGGCCGTTTGCCTCACCGGAATTGTCCTGCATGTACTTGATGTTGTCCTCGTGTATGCTCTGGTACGCTTCTGGTAGCATTGTTATCTGTTGCCATGCGGGTTGTCTCAACAGTGGCACGTCGAACCACACCCTCTGGTACGTCTTGCTGTGCTTGGTACGTAGTTCCAGTATCTTGGACAACAGTTTGTCCATGCTTGTAATACTGAGATTGTTGTAGGTGCATATGAAGGTTATTGAGTTACGTCCTGGTATACGCTCCAGGAACTCCTCCACGTTGTCCATCATGTAGTCGAAATCCAATCCATTACGTATGTACTCCGCACGTTTACCGAATGCGTCCACACTTACGAACTGCATCATGTGTTCCACCTTCTCCTGCATACATATCTCCTGTGCCATGTTGAAGTACTTCTCTTTCAGTTTCTTGTCTGGTGGACACATATTGCTTGTGACGTTGAGATGTAGGTCCTGTTTGGGATGGTCAATTATGTACTGGAACACCTTGTAAGTGTTGACATCCATCATGGGTTCTCCACCGGTCATACGGAAGTGCTTTAAGTTCTTGTACAGAGTTGGCCACCATTTCCAGAAAGCAGTCACATATGGGTTCTCCTCCCTGTTGGGTATGGGCTTACGTGTGCCCTGGAAGTGTTCGGGGGCATTGTGTGGGGTCGCCGTGGGATATGCTCCATACCTATCCGTTTCTTTACCCCAGGCCGTGGAGAACTGTGGCGAACAGTAACTACACTTGAAGTTACAAGCGTTGTTGAAGTTTACCTCTACGTACCTGGGGGTCCAACTTGTGGTCATTGGATTCTGTCTAATCTGCTCGAAGTCTTGCATGGCCCATGGCTCACCGGACCTGTAGTGCCTGTCTGACATCTCTCCGGTGTCCTCTAGTTTCCAGCAGTATGAACATCCATCCGGACGTTCGCCTTTGAGCATCTGTGATCTCTGTTCCAGTTTCTCTGCTGTGTTGTGCAGTGCGGCGGGGTTTTTCTTCACTGCCTCTGCGTCCATCTTGTGAAGTGGTGGATGGTAGCATGAATTAGTGAGTCCTGTGGGCAGGTGCAATGACGTTTGGTTCCACTTGGCCAGGCACATTGTGGAAGACACCTCCAACAGTTTATCTTTTGCCTTCAGGGCATCTGATTTGTAATCACTAGTACTCACGATCTTGCACTCCTTTGTTGACGTGTGGTGGCATAACGAACCTATAAAATTTGCTGTCCTCTTCGCTGTATTCGGCAATCGGCATATCTAACTGTTGTCTCAGGCTGTTGCCCCACATCTGTAATTCCGTGTCAATGTTTGACGGTTGTACAGTAGAATGGAAATAATCTGCCATTCCATCTAGGTCGCTGACATCGAAGTCGTAGTTCTTGTGATCCACGACCGTGTAGAAACTGCCCATCCTGGCACCCAGCATGGCGAACTTGCCGTTGTCAACGTCGGCACCTATTGTGCACCACGTGGTCAGTATGCGTAGATTGGTTGGCCATATCTTTGAAAACTCATCCGGACTTATGGGTTTGCCTTTTTCGGTGCTCATCTTAACACCTTCCCTGAAACCAGCGACGAATGCCTGTTGTTGTGTGCTGTTGATCACAGTCGTTGAATAACAGTTGTGTAGATTCTCGTGTGGCACTCCCCAACAAAAGTCTATCCTGTTCTCTTCCGTTTCTGCGTTCTCGTGTGTTTTCATGTTTAAGCATGTCTCTTTTTTCCACCCGACAAGTCCACCATTGCCATATACCAAACCATTGACATTATTCTTTGCCCTCCATCTATGCACTGCTTTCTTATTCGTCTTTGTCCAATCTAGTGTCTGTAATAGAAAACTTTCGTCTATTATGTTGTCACCATCTACTGATATGAAGAAATCTGTTTCTGCCTTCTCCGCCGCGGCCTTGTGTGCGGAATCGAATCCAACAACACCGTCCACACGTTTTGCCCATGGCACCTTGTTCTTGAGGTCAGCCCAGTTCTGTTCCTTGTTGGGCTCCTTAAAGGAGATGTACACGAAATCTAGATCGCTTACTCTCGTTCTATCTGCCATGTCTCGCCTCCTTCCACTACTGCGTTTGGCCAGTGTATATCGTTGTCCTGGAATGTATATCCTTTTGGTGCTTTCTTCAATACGCTATATCTTGTCTTTGGCTTTGGCGTGGGTTTGACCACTATCTCACCATCACGCAATATCAGGTTCTCCTCGCCGTGCTGTTGTGCCCACAATTTTTTTTCTAATGTGACCTCATATTCCGCACCTTGTACCTTTATGAAGAACCTCTTTGATTCTCTCTTGGGCATGTTTTTCAGTGCATCAAATAATCCTGGCATGTAACTCCTTGTCGTGGTAGTGCCACACCCTGCTGACACGTGTCTCTCCTATGTACACAGCGTCTCCCGTCTTGTTCGGATACAGGTATTCGTTCTGGTCCTTGGTCTTTGTGGTGCCGTTGACCCCTGGTTTGTGATGTATGAACTTGAACCAATCATAATCTATCAATCCTTGTGATGTGGGATCCATGATCCTGTAAGCCAATGCGAAAACCACATCAGTGCTAGGATATTCATCATGGCAGTTAATCAACATCCTCGTCTTCACCTCGTCCCAATTCTTCACTATGTCTCGTGCCGTGTTGTAGAATTGCTGTGCCCTGTTGCTTTGCCTGAAATACATCAGACCATTGTAGATGTTGGGCAAATGATTCCTCGTGAAAAGTTTCCTGTAAGGTGTTTCTTTTATGATATTGTCTCTGTAATCTCTGCAATCTACACTGAACACTAGATCGTGTTGCCACAAGTGATACCACCACCAGTCGGTGTTTGCTGTCCATAACATGTCGGCCTCCAGTTTGATAGTGTGCGTGAATGGGGTCATGTCGAACGCCTTGTACTCGTTGGCCCATTTGATCTCATGCTCTGCACTGTCGTCTTGGCTGATTACTTTCACCACATCCACGTGTTCACTCTCAAACTTGCTTTTCTCATCTGTGACTACACACACCTGGTTGTTCTTATTCCAACGTTTTATGCTCTTGGCCAAGGTAATCGATAACTCTACATAATCAGTTTTGTTGTTGTTCTGTGCGAACCATAGGAATCCCTTAGACATTGGGCATCTCCTTGTTTAACACATGAACATCTTGATCTACTACGTAGGATATTTGATCTCCATGCTTCCATGCTACTCCATTATCTGTTATTTTAACTACCTCACAGTCTGGTGGCAGTGTTGGCAGTGCGAATGGCAACTTCTCGTATCCTGTGAATCCATTTATCTGTTGCAGTGCCATGGCGAACAGGTAATCATTACGTAGATTCTTGGCATATATCCTGTACATCTCATTGTAATACGAATAATACTGTTTGATGTATTTGACAGTGTCAAATATTTTTTTTACTCTGTCGTTTTTCTTGAACAGCAACACTGTGGCCCAGACCATGGGTATCATGCTCCACCTTCGCTGATCAAAAATGTTCCTGCCAGTGAGATCGTATGCTGTGTCTGGTACCAGGAAGTCGTAATTAGTGCTGAATAGTTGTGCGAGATTGTCAGTGAAACAGAAATAATCTATATCCATGACCAATGTGGTGTCATAAGGAGAAAGTTCATAGGACATATGCCTATCAACATTGCGCCATTCGAATCCGTTTTTTTTATTGCCTAGTTCTGGTTCAATAAATTTGTAATTAACAAAACCCAACGGTTTCAGTTTAGAAAATGTTTCAAAATTAGTAACAACTGTGATCTCTGATTTGAGATTCTTCTTTACAAGCCTTACACAACGTTCTAATATCTTGTGATATTGAACATCAGCAGTGTCGAAACAGAATAATAATACACCTTTAGTCATCAGTCACCTCGTTTTTCAAATGTTTTGCTCATTTGATGATACGAACTAATGGCTTCTTGGTTCCTTTGAATTAATGTTTTTAAGAAATCCACAGGATCAGATATTTCAACAGGATTGTCGTTAGTGTCCAACACGTATAATGGTGCCGAGTGATTATCCCCCATAGTTTTCACCAGACTTATCGTTTCAGCATCTGCACGGAATATGTGTTCGTTGTATACTACTACAAGTCGTGCGTGGGCCTTCTCCAATGCGTTGCGTTTGGCAATCGCTATGTCATATGATAGATCTGATTGTTTTTTTAGTTCGCCAATATCCATACCACAATTATACAATAATTATGGTGGAAAATCAACCTGGTAAAATTATTAAGATTGTGAGTTTGAAACCTGTGCGTTTGAAGAATATTGTATCGCCGACGCCAATCCTTGTGCTGAAGTTGGCTCCCTGGCCACTAAATTTAGTGACATGGCAGGTGCCTCATTAGGGTTTGCCGCCACACCCGATGTGTTACCAGATGTATACGTCGTGTCCCCCGCCGGATCCGATGCCACAAGTTTGACAGTAATCACTGTCGCTGAACTCACTGCCGCGTTAATCTTGACAAATACTTCTAATGTGTCTGAAGTGTAACCCGAGTTGTTTGAAGTCAATTTCAATAACGTTACGTAAGAGTTTGATGAGAGATCATGGAAACCAGTTCCACTGTTGAAAGTGTTCTGTGTCTCACCTGATCCTGATCTTGTTGTTGCGTGTGCTTTGAATTCCACTGTTCCCATGGCCGCTTCCAGTTCTTGGAACACCGTGTCCTTGTTACCTGAAACTGATCCTGATGTACCTGGGTTAATCTTGATGCTACCGCCTGCATTGAAGAAGGCCCTCATAGTGGCGTTGTTGGCGAATGTAATCGATCTCTCAATAGTTGATGAGGAATTCCATGTGCCGGAGTTTGTGCTTGTGCCTGCGTCCCTGTCTGATAGTGCAGTTGCCGATGTTGATCCACCCGCGACCGCCGCCGCCAAGTTGGCCAGGTCTCCGATCAATGCCGCCCTTATGGCAACTGTGTCACCTGCTGAAACTGATGATGATGTTATTGATACGTTTGTGTGGTTGGAGATGTTGTTTAGGCCGGTGAATAGGCTGTTCCAACTTGATGCGTTGATCGTGCCACCTGCTGAAACTGTTGAAATTGAACTTTGGTTTAATCCATAGACACCTGAACCTGTGCCCGCGAAATGGTTGAATCCATATGGACTTGAACTGTTGCCTACGAAAGCGTTGTACTCGTCGTCTAAAATTGTATCACCTGCACTGTATGCCATAATTTTTTATTTCACTCCTATCACGCACTCTGTGAGTGCTGTTTCTTTGTTGTATTTATCCTTGATCAGTCTTCCCAGGGTATTAAAAGCGGTACATTCCTCTAGTTCTGCCACCCGGGCCTCACCATTTCCTGCTGATACCACACGATCCCCTGCCTTGCCTGAACCCGTCAATTTAACCATAACACGTCCCTTCAATGCCACCATAGGGTGTGAGTCGTTGTTGCCCGCCTGTGCGTTCATGAGGAACGCTGGTGATTCTGATATCACGCCAAAAACGGCGTCTGACAGCTCGTCCTTGCACTTGGTTATCTCTGCATGTCCACCTAAAATCACTACATCTCCTACCTCTGTTTCGCAGTCCGCTTCATATCTCTCTGCCAAGTCAGCATACATGGCACTTGTTGTTGTCGCATGTACCACGTTGGCCCTGATGTCCACAAGTGTTGGTGCTTCCAATTCAGAATCCGTCTGTGCAGATTTGAACGCTGTCCAGGCGCCTCCTGCATTTCCGTATGTTGTAGATCCGTCATCCGCGAATGTCTCGTCCCATACCCAGTACAGGTTCTGTTCTGTCGCACTCGACGTTTCTCCCCTGTTGACTTTCAGTCCAGTGTAGTTGGGCATACCCACGTTGCTGGATACGTTCCTGTTTAGTTCTATGATGTTGTCTTCTATAGTAAGTGTTGATGTGTTTACTGTTGTCTGTGTTCCATCGACTGTTAAATTTCCCTTAACCCTGATATCTCCCACTGTCGGTAGTTGTAGTAATCCTGATGACCCGTCCATGGTCATCATAGTGGTCGTTATTCCGCCATCATTGACTGTGAATATAATGTCCTTGTCTTGTGTTGTCTGTGCAATGGTTAAGTCGTCACTACTCAATGTCATGGTAACGTCCTGCCCCGCTCCCAACACTAGTCCTGTGTCGCTCTGTATTATCAGTTTACCTGTTGTAGTGTCGTCGCCATCTGATCTCAGGAAGTTGGCCGCGGCCACTCCGCCCAGTGCGTCTGCATCTGTGGCTGTTCCCCTGAACTTGGCTGATGACACACTTGTTGAAAGTTGTAGACCCTGTGCCACAGTGGAGAAACCTGCCGTGATCAATGCGGCACCCAGTGTTTCTGTTGAACTCGGTGTGAATGCCAGGTTAGAGATAACACCTACTACCGTATCATTGGTAACCAGTTTCAGGATACTTCTCGTCACGCCTGTGTTGTCTTCCGGTGATTCCGTAATGACCTGTGTAACTCCTGATCCAGACACTGTTGTTGGACCGATCAGTGTCCATGCTGATCCTGTGTAGACATAAAGTTGTGTGTTTGTCGTGTCGAACCATGTATCTCCAGTAACTGCATTTGCAGGTGCGGTTGCTGAATTTGTTGGTCCGCCGGCTGGCTTGAATTTTACTCCATCATAAACGTTTAATCTTTTATTTGTTTGGTCAAACCATAGTTGACCTTGTATCTTATTTGATGGTGCTGTGGTGTTGTTGAAATTCTCTAGGAGTTTGACTAGGTTCTCGTTTAACTTCTCACCGAAACCTGCATAACCTTTTCCTATCAGTGTCAGGTCAGTGGTTGCGACATCAATTGTGCCGTCTGCCAGTGTGACCAATAAGGTCCCGAATGTGTTGTTAATCTTGTATGCCATCTACTATTCTCTTGGCAGGTTGTCTCTGATCTCTACAAGCCAACTTACATCACCAACAATTTTAATTAATATACTTGCGAGTTTAGGATCTACTCTTTCCTGGACATATGCATTTTCGTCCCATGTCAGTTCATCCTCCATCTCGAAGTTGTTGATATAATCTGCTACTTCTTGTTTTGTCGCCATTTTTGATACTCCTTATGCTTATTTATTAGTATATCGTTGCTTTCCGTATGCTCCTTATTTGAGCCAATCCAAATTAGTGTACTTTTTTTTGTTCAAGTTCATAATGTAAGATTTTACGTTTTTTTCACCATACTCCATATCTCCATGCTTAATATACAATTTTTCTAAGGATTTTTCTGCGGTATGGGTCAATATTATTTCTATGTTTTTCTTTTTTGCTAATATTTTCACTTTTTTAAGGAGCATTTTCATGGCCTTATATTTTTTTATTCTGCCAATTTTTGGATTAGAAAATATGCCGTACATATATCCAAATTTAACCTCTGGGTTCAAGTATAACCCTACCGCACAAATAGGTTCTTCGTCTTCAACCATGATACCCTGTGGTGGTAGTATGTCTTTTGGTATTACAGAATCCCAATCGTATTCTTTACACCATTTTTCCAGAATTGGATAATCCTGGTCTAAATCCCATTCCCTATATTTCATATATGTATTATTGTATTATTCTTTACCGGTAAAGTCAACTATTTGCTTGTCTACCAAGCCAATGCTGTTCTGAGCGTGTTCTCTCCACTGCCCAAAGTATTTTTCGCCTAATGTTTCAAGTCCTTGTTGCTCAAAACCATCAAAGTAGTCTGTGAACAATGTGTCTTTGATCAGTATTCTTCTGTTCTCTGTTCCAAATACATAAACTTTTACTTCTTCATCACCTAATGACTTACTGTGTTTAGTATCTCTGACTCTCATCCAAGCACCATCTTCTTTCACCATGTGTGAGCCTGAAACTTTGATACCTTTGTAATCATATAAATCGTCGGTTAAAAATTTACCAGTTCCAAACACAAGTCCGCCCACTGCAACTTCATCTCCTAGATCAACTTGCTCTACTGGTTTAATAGTTCCATCGGCCATTGTTATTGGCGTGCCTGCTAAGAAACATTTGTTGTGAACAACATAGTTGTCAGCAATATATGATTTGTCATTTGAAATGTGGAAGTTGTATAAAGGCAACTCAGGATCATTTATTTCTTTTGATTTAATATCTGTAATCTCAAACAATCCATCGCCTGTGATAATCTTGTCTCCAACTTCTAATGCACCTTTTAATTCTTCATAAAGTTCTACACCATCACGTTCTTTTGTTTTCTCTGGTTTGACTGATTTCCAACCTTCTGTAGTCATAAACGGGTGTTCTGATGTAAAGAAATAATGTTCACTGTCATTGAATGTGTATAACTTCCTATCGCCCAAAAGCACCCAATCTAATTTTATTACCGTGTTATTTCCGTTGTAGCCTCTTACTTCCTCGCCGACCACGACATCTTCAATATTTTTAAGTGTACCATCGGCCATTGAGATTTTAGTACCTGCAACAAAACAACTAGTTCCCCCTCCTATGGGTGCTCCATATTTAGATGTGGCCACTGATGCGTTACTGTATCCACTCGCCGTGTGCGGGTTGTGTCTCTGTGGTTGTTTTGGCGCTGGTGCGACAAATCCACGTCCGCCGCCATCACCGCCACCTGACTGTGGTGGAATGTTCGCGATGGTTGGAATACCTCCCGAGCCTTCCGTGCCCGATGTGGCTCCTCCTATTGCGTTTCCGAACTGTGCTGAATTTCCATTGAACAGGATGTCACTAGAGAATATTGATTTCCATACTCCTCCTACCTTCACGAAACCTGAGTTTATTTGTTTCCATGTGTCTGACACTTTAACAAGAATAGAATTAAAAGATTTCCATTCTCCGCCTACCTTGTACTTGCTATCCGATGGTACATTAAATATTAATACGGCCCTTCCTGCACCTCCGGCCGCACTGCCTCTACCACCTTTGGCTATACCTGATGAATAGTGGGCACTACCTGTGCCTCCTGGGTCTAGACCTGCACCATTGTCCTCTGATCCTCCTGAGGGTACCAAATTTGATCCTGATTTTCCACCGAATCCTCCTGCGTCACCCGTAGCACCTGATCCTCCTGTGCCTCCGTCGGCTCCGCCACCTCCAGCGCCACCGCCACCACCGTCTCCGACGTGACCTGCACCGTTCTCTCCCAGTGTGCCTGGTGAATTTGATGTTGCTGTGTTTGTGTTGATTCCTATTCCACCACGTGATGAGGCACCTGTTCCGCCACCGCCGCCACCGCCGCCTGCAATGGCTAATTTAATTGTGTCCGCGGCCTCGCCATTTTCGAATAACGTTACTGTGGTCGCTCCACCACCTCCACCACCAGAACCTGATGATCCGACCGGTCCTGAACTTCCGCCCTGACCGCCTGAATAACCTGTCAAACTTTTTCCGTTTCTACCGCCGTCGGTCTCTCCACCTGATCCTCCTGCTTCTGCACCACCACCGACCGCAACACCAATTAACTTGACTCCTGCGTATGCTGATATATCTAAATCTGTTACAGTGACATAGTGTCCAGCGGCACCGTCTGCGACACTCCCTTGGGAATCCATTCCTCCAGGTCCGCCTGCTCCGCCCCATAAGTGCATGGTTATGGTAGTAGTACCCGATGGTAACTCTGCTATTTGAAATTGACCTGTGTAATTGAAAGTCTTTGTAATTAATGGCATGGGATTAAGCCTCCCTTACAAACCAAAAGTCTCCGTCAGCACCATCACTGCCTGTGGGCTGGGAAGTTGAAACTGTTTTCGCCGCTCCGCCCCATTCATTGCTAAGAGTAGCAACTGCACCTATTGTTGGTACGCCGGTATTTGCTGTGTCAGTGTATGTGATAGACACAACAGCACCTAGGTTCATTGAAGTTGCTGTTACATTACCAGCCGCTGTTGTTTTTAAAACTTTTCCCTTGTTGGCATGACCATCCTCTGTCGCATCTGCCAATCTTATCACTTGTGAGTAACTCTGGTTTTGACCTGCTGACCAGTGGTTCTCTGATACATCATAGAACATTCTAGCGTCGTCTGTGTCAGATGTTTCAACTATGAGTCCAGCATCTGCTTCTGAGTTGCCTGTGTTTACTTTAATGAATGCATCATCATATGTTGAGATATTTGATACTGAGCTGTTGTATTCACCTGTGATATTCAAATTACCGTCTATTGTTATGTTTCCTGTTGAACCATCCATGGTCATTATGGTCTTTGTAGTACCACCAGTGTTGACAGTAAATTTTAAATCTTTGTCTTCTTGTCTTTGTGCTATCGTTACGTCATTACTTGAAACGCTTATGCTTAATTCTTGGTTGTCTCCTATTATGACACCTGTGTCATTGTCCACCGTTATAGCACCTGTTGTGGTGTCCGCCGCATCTGCCCTTAGGAAGTTTCCGCCTGCAATAACTGTTGCCGATGTGTTTGTTGTTCCTGACACATCTATTGCTGATGCTTGTGAACTTGAACCTTCAAATGCCGCACCTAGTGTTGAGTTAAGTGTTATACCTGCTTTGATTGATGCAAATCCTGTTTGTGTAACACTTGGAGTAAATGTTTCTTTTGAAAGTATTGCAACTCTTGTTGCTCCTGCATACATTGATGAAACAACCTTGTTTCCTCCCGAACTTTCAAGTGTTTCGATTTTCCAACCTGACAATGTCTGTCCTGAAGTGTATACTGGTCCTACTAATAACCATGCTGATCCCGTGTAAACGTATACTTGATCATTTGCTGTATCGTGCCATAGGTCACCTGCTGATGGTGATGTGGGTTGGGTAGCACTTGATTTTGATCCGCCCGTGGGTTTGAAGCTCGTTCCGTCGTAAACTTTGATCTGGTTCGTTGTAGTGTCAAACCATAGTTCACCCTTTAAAGGTGCCGTTGGTGCCGCAGTTGATGCCGCGTTCTCTAACAACTTGACTAGGTTCTCGTTTAGGCCTTCACCAAATCCTGAATATGATTTACCAAACAACTGCAACGTAGTGGTGTTGTCTACCGTTCCGTCCGTGATCGTTGTTACTATTGTTCCGTCTGTTTTGTTGATTGTGTACGCCATTTGTTTATATTTATAGTCTTCCAGCCACAATATTAATCGTGCCTATTTCGGTTGAATTGTACTCCTCTAATGCTTTTCCTATCACTGTGCCCATCTTTGGATCATTTCCTTTTCTAGCCACACCCGGGTGTTGTGAGTGTGTTACCAGCATATCTCCCTTGCTTATCTGCCCCATCACTTTGCATGGTACCTTACCTTGTAATGCTACCGCTTGTCCTGTTGCGTCTGAATTCATTAGGTATGCTGGATTTTCAGAGATGACACCTGCCACTCTTGGATCTGCACCCATGCTTGAAACTGTGATCTCTTTATCACCACCAAATATGACAACTGTGCCCACTTCGTACTCCGAGTCGGACTCGTATATCTCAGCCAAGTCAGCGTACTGCGCCGATGTTGCTTTTGCGTATACAGTGTTGTATTTCTTTAGCTCTGTTCCTATGTCGTATGTTGTATTTGTGTCTGGTGCTATTGCCTTCGAAGTTAGTGTACCACCCATCACCAATGTGCCCATTGTGTTGGCACCTGAACTTGTTAGATTACCTGTGACGTTTCCTGTCACTGCGCCTGTCAGTGGTCCTGCGAATGCTGTTGCTGTTGCTGTACCCGAAACCTGTAGTTTCGTACTTGGTGTGGTCGTCCCTATACCAACCCTCGATTCTGAACCATCTATGGTCATAACTGTGGACGTCGATCCACCATCGTTTACTTTGAAAGTTATGTCTGTGTTGTTCGTTGTGTTTGATATTATACCACCTGAAGCATCAACCGTTATGGCTAGATCACTGTCTACCCCAACAACAAGTCCGGCATCGTTAGCAATACTGATGTGTCCTGATGTCGTGTCATTGGCATTGGATCTCAGATAGTTTGCCGCCGCTACTCCGCCCAGTGCATCTGCATCTGAGGCCGTGCCTTGGAATTTTATGTCTGCTATTGCAGTTGTCAGTGTAATACCTTTCTTGACAGTTGCGAATCCGGTCAATGTAGTCTTGGGTGTGAATGTATCCTCTGATATGATTGCTATAAGATTTCCATCGTTAAACAATTTTGTGATGTTCTGACTGTTGTCTCCTGAGTCAAGTATCGTGTCGAAGGTAAATCCGTTCGTGGTACCTGTGGAACTAGGTGGACCTACCAATATGCTTTGTGTACCGTTGTAGAAGTACATCTGTCCTGTATCTGAATCTATCCATATGTCTCCAGAAGCCAAGTTTGATGGAGCAGAAGATTGATAAGGTGCACTACCACCTGCTGTTTGGAATGCAGTTCCGTTGTACACTTGTAATTTTTGACTTGTGCTGTCCCACCATAATTGTCCCTCTATGGGTTTTAGAGGTGCGGATGTGTTTGAAAAGTTTTCAAGTATGTGTAAGAAATTCTCTGCTATGGATTCACCATACCCTGCATAGCCTTTGCCAATTAAACTTAGATCGGTCTGTGTGTTGACTACACCATCCTGTACCGTGTACTGGTTAGGTGAACTAGAATTATTGCTCTTGTTTACCGTATATGCCATTAGTATCCTGTGTTACCACCTGAAGTAGTCCCACTCACTGTGTTTGAAGTTGACAGTGCAGTTGAACTGGTTTCAGTGAATGTTGTTAAACTCTGTATCCTTAATGTGTAATCTATCTGTATAAGTCTGTTCAATGACTTCTGTACCGGGTGGAATATGACGTGTGTCAACAGTTTATTGGTTGCTCCATTCTCTGTTCCTTCCCATGATTTTAATCCTAATTCGTCGAATACATAATCACCGTTGAAATCTGTTGTGTTATCAAATGCCGCCTGTCCTGTAGGCTCACCGTAATCCAGTGTGCAAGTGACAACGATGTCAGTGTACTTGTTACCTGTTGTGTGTCTGACTTCCATCTTGTTCCTCGTGGTATCTTTGTTGGTTGCGGAGTTGTCATCAATCACTTTGTAATATGTTTGATTGTACAGTGAGGCGTTTGTGCCTGTTGAGTTTGGAGTGAGGTACGTGATTATGCCTGTTGGGTCAACGCTTGTACCACCATTGCCCAGTGCAATTTCGTGTACGAAACCTGTTGACTTGTTTGCCAGTGAATTGGCCAGTGCCTGAGACATGTTTTCATAGTGTATCGCGTTTCTTTTGTCTACGATAACCTCACCTGTCTCTGGGTCTGAAATCTTTATATGCCCAGTCATCATAACACCCGTGTTATCCTGTGGCTTTTTGTTCTCTTCTTTTGATTCTGTTGGTTTGTTGTTCTGTGTCATCTAGTGTATTTATTCAGGTGCGTTTGTAGGCTCGTTAGCAATGAATTTAGCCTGTTGGCTTGTAGAAGCCTGTAATCCTTTACCATCTGCTGGGTTTCCGTCCTTAGCAGTGTACCAAACCTGTCCTTTCTTGTGTAAGATTTTAACCTGTGTTCCTGATGCTGGAACAGTGCTCAAAGTCACTGCTGTCGTGCTTCCGTCCACAGAATAGTTGATAGTTGATCCATCCTCGCTAGTGAGCAACAATCGTTGGCCACCAATGAATATGTCTAACTCACTAGCGGAGGCTGGGGTTTGTGATAGTGCGAATGTAGCCGTGCTACCGTCACCTGTGAAGGTGTTGGTGTACACAGTGTCCGCGTAAGGGATGGTTTGAGTACCAGACGCATCTACCACTTCCGTGCCTGATCCATGCCCCTTAATTCCTGTACCAAGTGTTCCACGTCTTAGTTGTCCCAACGTGTTACTTGATTTTGTAAAGTATTCTATTCTCTCTTTGTCTATGAATATGACCCCTGGAGTATTGCTTGCCGCGTCCGGTGTTGGCAACACGCTCGCATCTGCCACTGTTATAGTCTGTGTGCCTTCTGTCATATCTATTGTTAATTTTGTAGCCGCATTTTTTGAAATACGTTTGTAGAACGTCCTGTTCATCATGTCTTTGAAAATCCTGAATCCCGTAGCACCTGTTGCCGTTTCGAGTGCGAAGTACATCACATCTAGTCTGTCTGAAGAAGTTATCGTCTTTCCTGAAACTGTTATCGTGTTGCCACTTGTCACATAATCAGTACCTTGTATCAACTGCTCTCCGTTCAACCAGACGAAAGTGTATCCTGCGTGTAACGTATCAAATCTCAATTTGAACACACCACCTGGTCTGCCTTCTAAGACTTCTCTCCGCTGTTTCATTCCAAGTGCGTTGTTGAATGTTGTGACTGAAATCTTGTCACTGTTTGATAACGAATAAGGTGAAGTGATCGCACTTGGTACTAACACTATGTCGTTGCCTGCGTTGAAGTACTGATGATCTACCAGAGTAGAAATACAAATAACATCAGTGCTTGTGGGAACGGATGCTGTAACAAATTCAATGTTGTTGTTTCCAACATCCACAGTGTAGTGTGTGTTAAGATCTTTCTTGGTTCCGTTCACATACACTTCTACCTGTGCGGCAGATGTTATCGTTTTCGCTGGGTCTACTGTTGAATCATCTGATAATCCTGATACCACACCATAAGTGTATGTACTTCCGTCACCAACGTAGTATGTGTTGTCTGGACCACGTAGCATTCTGCCGTTCACTTCGACAAGTGTCAATCCTGAGAATGGTCCAACTGATCCCGCAGGATATGTTAGGGTGTATCTATTTGTTCCAGTTGCATAAGTCAGTTCTTGATTTCTCACACTCGCATAACTCCGTGTTGTTGTACTTGATGTTTGGAAACCTGCTATCTGTATGTAGGTGTTGTTTGCAGGTGCACTGTTAAACGTCACTGTTATTGTATTATTAGTAGTTGTTGTTGTAAAATTAGTTGTAGGCACACCGTCTATTGTGATGTAGATTCCTGAATCAACTGTTGAATCCAAATGAAACTCACCTCTAGTGGATGTCGTGTACACTGTAGTGCTTCCGTTGCCAGTGAATGTATTCAACACCCTGTAGTTCTCACCTGATATTGCAAATACCTTAGTCGATATTGTACTGTTGTTTGCAGGTGCTGATGTGAATGTTATTGTTTTGTTCGCAACACTGATCGAATAGTTCGTTGTCAATTTCTGTACAACCCCATCAACGGATACTGTAACAGATCCTAATGTTCCAGGATAGTCACCTATGCTGTATGTTGTTGTGCTTCCATTACCCCTGTGATTCATTTCGCTGATGAACGGAACACCTGACTCTGGAGAAGTGTAAACCTTGATGTCTAATGTGTCGAACATCTGTCCAGGCACAACCTCTTCTGGTGCGTAACTGGTGTCTGGTGAGACGAAATCGTCACCCTCTAACACAATGTCGCTCGGTGCGTGACCCAGTGCTGAGGTGAACAGGCCACCTTTTACTAAAGAATCTAACGTCCTATCATCTGTTGGTGTAAGCACACCGTCGTCATCGAAAGGAATGAACTCTACCAATGCGTTGGATTCTGGTGTTTCACTTATAGTGAAAGTTACTGTGGATCCATCTCCCCTGATCACATCTGATAGTTTTTTACGTGTGCTGTCATCCTGTGTCAGGTAAACCTGGTAAACTTCAGTCGATGCTGGTGCAGTGTCAAACGTGTATGCCGCTGTTGATCCATCGGCCCTGAATGCCTTGACTCTAGATGCTCCATAGTTGTCCCAAGGGAAGTCATACCAACCTGCTTTATCCCAACCTGCTTCTTGATTGAATAATAATCCTGTGACCATCGTTCCACCGTAGTCCACACCTGTCATCACTTGGTCAAGTTCGTTGCCCGGCATTCCCGAACCTGGTGTGTAGAAACCTTTGGTCCTGTCTGCCGCTGTTAATCCTGTCTCGTTGCCGTAAACCTTGTAAACTTTACCTATGTTGTCATCGAAATCTGTGCTTGACGTGAATGCGTTTGTGACTTTGTACAGTTGATTGTTGTATCTCAACAAGTCATTGTAAGCATATGCCGTTGATGCTTTCCAGTCCACAACACGAGATGTGCTAGACACCCTATCAAATTTAATCGTTGTGTCAAAATCTCTAACAAGGTCGTTTTTTAAATTTGCGTATGCCTTGGCAGTATCCGTTGGCGTTGATCCGTCCTTCTTACCACCTGATAAAATCACTGTTGGTGTTGCCGTGTAGTTTGCACCTATACCTGTCACTGTTATTTTCGTTACTGCACCGTTCTGTATGATTGCCGTGGCTGTGGCCGATGTTGTAGTTGGCGTTATGTACATCTTGAATTCGCTTCCTTTGGTACTCTCTGACTCTCTTACTGATGTTGTTGGACCATAGAATGTGCCTGTCAGCCCATCAAAAGTGTATGCCTTGGTTGTTCCTGCTCCTGAATTCTGTGTGTCGTATATTTCTGCCTGTTTCTCACTTGTAAACAACGGGTAATAGTATCCAAACTGTCCACTTGTGGTTCCTGATGAACTAGTTGCTTGTATCTGGAATGGACCCGTTGAGCCTGTAGTTCCGCCCAATACTGTCACAGTAGGAGCAACTTCATATCCTGATCCACCTGTTGTCACTATGATTGACTCCACATACTTCTTATGGTAGTCGTACCACATCTGGTGTGGGTACTCTGTCAATTTTGCCGTGTCTAATTCCACATTGAGACTTCTGATCTTGCCTGTCGCGGTATCATAGAAAGTTGGATTGTCAAAATCTGAGAATATTCCGTCCTGTGTTTCCGTCTTGTCATACCCTAGTCTGTATTCCCGCAGTTTTGTGTGGAAGGGTTTGACCTCATTGATATAACTTTCTATCCAACTGTCTGTACCTGTTGTGTAGGTTTTCCTCTGGTCCAGTTGTCTAACGCTGTTTTTGGCATTTATGAATGATGTTTTGAACATCCAGTCCACGTATGTCTGTTCTGAAAGTACCTTTCTCAGTCCTGTGAAAAATAATGTGTTGTATTCTCCTGCTAGGTCATTTATGAACAATTCATCTCGCAATGCTGTCAACACTTTCCTTGTCTCGATACTTGGCTCTTGATCAAAGAAGTTGTCATCGAACGTGTCCTCACCGGCAAAACCTGTGGCTTCCTGTGAGTAATCATAAAGTTTTGTGCTTAATCTTATTGTTCCGTTCTCTGTTCCAACGTTTTCCCATCCTGTAGCAGTTTTCATAAACAGTTTCCATCCACCTGTGTCCGCTGATCTCACTTTAACGTGTTTACCTATGGCAATATCCAAAGTGTCTAATTCATATTGGTATGTAACCTGTTTGTCAATCTTGGTGTTCTCGTTGTGTACCATGTCTCCGTCTGTCTTGTACCAGTCTGTGTAACTCCAGTATGCAGAGGTGTTATAGGTCTGTAATTTAGTTCTTGACCAAGTAGTGCCATCCCAGGTGTATATTGCCCAATAGTTGCTGGCTGTTTCATCAGCCTTGACCAGGTAGTTTGTTGTACCTGATATGTCTGCTGTGTTCACATAGGTCAATTCCGCATATGTGTCCACAGAAGAGTCCCATTCAAGGCTCTGTGCTGTGGGCTCTGGATCCTTTGAGTCTAGGTTCGATAGGCTGATCTGTCCTACCAATTGGTTTTTCTTTAACACCGTGTTGGCGTAGTCTAATATCTCTTTAAGTGCGTTGTACCTGTCCACATACCAACTCTGCCTTGGTCTTATGTTGTTACCATATCGTTCGTTCAATGGAAGATCTATATCTGGCACAATGTCTCCTGCAGAATTTTTCCCTATTAAAGAATCCCACCAACGTGTCTCTATCTGGTGTCCGGGTCTGTATTCTGAATCACCTTCCCTAACCAACTTCCACACGCTGTGGGAGTCACCTTCAAAAGTGTTAGTCCTTGTGTCTATGTTCAACACTATATCGTTGTTGACTAAATTTTTTACGTTGTTAAGTAAAAATTTGTTTGTGTCTGTGATTGAGTAATACTTGAAGTCAAATGCACTAGGATTCTGTATAAGATTCGCTACATAGGCCACTGTGTTCTTTCTTGTTACCAAACTGTTTATAGGCAACGTTGTTTTACCTTTGACCCAATAGTAATAAAAGTTGACAAACTTGTCTAATCTCGAATCGTACTTCTGTGTCACCGTGTACTGTGAGTCGTCACCGTATAATGCTGTGCCTGAAACTGTACGTCCAATATCTTCCTGCTTATTGTTCCATTCGCTTGGCAGTAAACTTGATTCTACCCATTCATACACATCTATACTTGAACCCGGGAAGGTCTGTCCCCAGTGATTGTGTTTGTATTCCTGTGTGTCCTGTTCGTACCATAGCCATTTCACTGTTGAAAGATCCCACCATACCTCACCTATGTGCTTCTCGTCCCAAGATGTTTTTGTATTAGCATTATCACCTACATTGTAGGTTGCTGGATCCCAGGCTGTCTTTATGTTAATCTCTCTATCTGCCACTCCTAGTATCCTGCCCTTAATAGGATCATACAGATCATAGTAGTCCTGTAATTGTTTTGTTTTATTATTAAACTCGAACACCTTGCCTAGTTTATCTGTGTCCATTAGTGCCGTTTCTGTCACCAAGTTCTTCCAAGCGTACTCGCTTTTCACTGTGAGATCGTAACAGACAACCGTTCCGTCGTTCACTACCTTGGTACTTCCGTCTGCTCCTGTGTTCCCATCATCATTTGGTGCACCTACGAATACCGAATTGTCAATCATGTAAACGCCACGGCCAAAGTCATCCTGTTCTGACATATTTTCTGATGTCAATCTGTCATCTATTATAAACTTGGTGTTGTACATTGTTGCCGTAAATGCGCCTCCCGATTGAGTGTTCGGATCTACTATAATGGTGTCCTGTAGGTCAAATGTTGTTTCCCCAGAATCAAATTTCATCTCCCTTGAACTGGCAAAGTTTTCCGCTCCTATCACAAGTCTCGTTCCATTGTCATTGAGGCCTAGACTCGTGCCAAACTTCATGTTGATGCTCGAACTAGGTGCACTTATGGTCTGTTGCAGTGTGTAAGTGTTTGTTGAATCATCAGCATTCCATTTGTAGTAATATATGGCTCCTGCATCTGCATTTTCTACACCATCCACACCCGGTGCACCAATTATCAAAGTAGTGCCATCCTTGCTCATTGCTATTGATTCACCAAAGGCAGTGTTTAGTGATGACCCGTCATTGGCGACACCTGTTATGGTCTGTGCCAGTGCAAAGGAATTTTGTGTGCTTCCATCATTGCTTTGCGATGTCTTGATGAATATCTCTACCTTGCCTGCGTTGCCAGGTGCCAGTGAACTCACAGCCAGTATGTCACCGTTGTCATTGGCTTGTATCCTATGCCCAAATCTCTGTCCTGAACCACCTGCCGGCGCCTCTATGGTGTAATCTTGCGTCCATGTGTCATATGTAGAACCGTCTGTACCCACACCCCAAGTGTACATGTAGACCCTGCCTTGATCATTATCGTGTCCCGGTGCTGACACAAACAGATGTTTGTCTGCTGTTGACCTATTTGAGGATATTCCTGGCTCGGATATTTTATGTGCCCATCCAAAATTAGCGTTCGCATTCAATGTGGATCCATCTGTAGGAGCCTTCACTGTGTCCAGTATACCATACTTGAACGTGCTTGGATCCCATATGTAAATTTTAATCAGTCCTGAATCGATAAATCTAGTACTTCCGTCGGCACCCACTGCATTTGTGTATGGTGCTCCTGCAACCACGAAGTTTTCATCTGTACTCATTGACAGTGACTCACCTAATCTGCTAGTATTATCATCATTGTCGGTCATGGTTCCCACAGACTGTGATTGTAAAAGAGTGCCCGCTGTAGACGAGGATCTATATAGGAAGTGTACCTCTCCCTGAGTCTTGCCTGGTGCTGATACTACCACTGTCCTCCCGTCATTTCTTGCCACTATCCTGTGTCCAAACTCCTGTTCCGCTGTGTTGGCATCTGGAGATAGTACTAATCCAGTGGTGTACGGATCCTGTTTCTCATACACACGCCACAATCCTGATGTATCGGCATCTGCAAACACTTTGTCACCTGGTTGTTCTATTGTTTCGTTTTTGTCCGTGTAATCATTGTAATTCAATAAATCATTTACATTGTTCATTGATGCTAATCTTACAGATATAAATTTGTGTATGTTTCCGTAACTGTCGGCCGTTGATCCATCTTCCAGTGCTGGTATAAATCCAACGTTGCCTGTGTAGTCTATAACCACTGTCTTGTGGTCTGGGGTTGATGATACCTGATACGCCCCATTCAGTGTTTGCTCCTCACTGTTTGATATTCCAAAGTAGTCGGCCTCTGCTGTGGTCGTTGCGGCTGACAGGTTGTGTGAATCTGTAAAAATGATCTCTAACTGTGATGCATCATTTATCAAGTTTAAGTTTGCTATCTTTATACCAGCATTCGAGATCCTGAAAACGTCCCAGTCTAGATTGCTTTTGTTGGCGACCCAAACTAAATCGTTGGCTGTTATTGCATTCATATCGAGATTCAGTATGTCCTCTATGTTTAATGCCGTGTGTTGCACTTGTTGTAGTTGTGGGTATCCTGCCGTCTTGAACACCTGTGCTGTGTCCCTGCTGACCCCTTCTTTGCTGTAGTCTAATCTCTTGAATGTCGTAGATGCTGTATACTCGACCGGTTTGTAGTGGAAATCGTCTTTGACTATGGCATCTGATCTTGAATATTCAACAGTTTCATTTGATGTGTCTAACAGTTCTATACTCTGTGGGTTTGCTATTATCTTTTCATCCTTAAGAACAATCTGTATATTTTCTATGGAATCTGTATTACCAAAGTTACCTGTACGTATCATCCATTCCGGGTAAAGGTCAAGACTGATGTCTTCACCCTCATACTTGGCCTTAAGGATCTTGTCTATGGCGTTCTGTGTGCCTTTCTCTCTGATATATCCTTGGTAGAACTTGTATTGTGAAACATCATTGACGAATAGATTCTCTAGATAGTCTCTTGACTGATATCCTGTCAACCTTTGCGCCAGCGTTTGTTGAGATTCATCAAAGTTGTTTGTCTCTAATTCATAAAAATCATTGAACTGTGAAATTTTGTAATCAAAGTTAGGTATCAATTGTGGTGCTGGTTTTTTGTCTTTGAGTGTCCACCTAGTTGTTTCGAAAGTTGTGCCCGAGTTATGATTTATTTTTGCAACATAGAACTTGCCTTGATACTCTATACTGTCGCCTATCCTGTAGTCTGTGTTGGCAGACCAGTAAGTAACCTGTGCGGCATCGAACACGAACCCTGGTGCGTAGTAGTCTCCGTTCCATCCCGCGGTCTTCCAACCAACTAATTTCAATCTCTGTTGTCTGAATCCTGTATACGGATCATATATTATGTCTGCGAATACTGTGCTGTTGTCGAACAGCAATACATGTTCCTTCTGTACTGTGTTCAGTGCGATGTTATAAAGACCTACTGTGTCGGACTTGATCCCTAACTCAAATGTTTTGCCCATACGTTTGGTCGATATCTCGTTGATATCTATCTTCCTTCCTCCGGAATCTAACAACGAGTAGTCACCTGCTAGGTTTCTTAATTTGCCAACAATGCTGTTGTTTGTATCCAACTCAAGGCCATCCGCGGCTGGTGACACAGTGATTGCTGATCCGGGAGTCCATTGTTGTGTAGTCCAGAATAGGAATTCCCTAACTGCGTTTGACCAGTTCAGTGTTTCTTTCAATTCATTTGAGAACTTGTTAAATCGGAAACCCTGATCTTCCAGCCAGTGACCGTATCCAAACAAGAAATCAGCCACATCCTGTATAGTATCAAAGACGTGTCCATAAGGTATAATCTGTGTCGTTTCTTGATATGTAGCATACTGTTCGATCACAGTTGATCCTTCTACAGATATTGCCTTTGCTGTTGTTGTTTTAGTAGGATAGTTGAAGTTGAAGTACGGTTTCACAGTACTGTAACCTAACACCTTGTATCCACCCAACACTGTTGATCCATCCTGACTGATGTCTGTGTTCTTCTCTATCAGTACACCCGAGTACTGAAAACTCTCCACAGGATTAGATGTCCTGAATAATATCTTGTAGTTCTCATCCGGTATAAATTTTGATCCTGCTGTTGATCCCGGAGACACACTGTCTGTTAGAATTTTTATGTTGTCCTTATCAGTAAATCCTCCCAACTTGTATGCTAACTGCACAGTAAGGTTCTTCATCTTGTCGTAGTAGAAAATTTTGCTGTCTAGGTTCTGTGAAATCAGATAGTTGACTACGAGCGGTTGGTAGCCTGCTGTTTGGTATCTTGATATAACACCTGTTGCTAGGTCCGTCTCTGTCTCTAAATGGTATTTGGCTGTTGCTAATGAAATCCTAATGCCTGTATCTTTATCTATTTGATTTCCTGCTGTATTCGTGGTCAATCGCGAAGGATCAAAAAAGTTTGAAAAGAATTTAGCCGGTTTAGTAAGTGCCAGAGTCTTCATCACTGTGAATGGGTAAGAACTAGATCTCCTCCATGACGTTTCCGCTGGTGCTTGATCACCAAACTTCCAAGCGTTCTGCCTTCCTGGTATGTCAAAGTTATCAATCAATCCTGCCGCTAATGGGTCTAGTAGGTTTCCTGATGCATCAACTGGTAGGTAGGTTTTGATTTCTGGCTTGCCGTACCTGCCTGGCTCCGTTGCAATGGCATCCCAAAGTACATCATTGGCTGACGTGTATGGTGCTGGTCCATAAAGTGTTTCCCAGTTGGTTGGCTTCTCCGAGTGTCCCAACATCTCCCATGGCCTCACATGCGGAGCGTCCGTGTCGTAAAAATATTTGTATATGCCTCTCCAGTGCCCTGGTAGGTTCTCACCTATCAGTCTACCTTTTGATCTTGCGTAGTTGTACGTGAATGGTGATCCCTCTGTGAACACCGTGTTGTTGATGTATTGAACACTGTTACGTCCCGCCCACTGATAGAAATCTGAGCCCATCACACTATCTATTTCCTGCAGTGTGTATTCCGTTGACGTGAAAGCACTCGGCGACACATCATGTATGTCTAGCAATGCTGGGTCGTGTTCTACTTTTATGTTGTTGTAGATCCTTTTTTCAAGTTCTAAAATTAAATCATCACGCTCATCTCCATATGCCTTTATTATGGAACCGTCGTGTTTCCTAATGACCGCTGTGTCTGTGATATAGGTTGTGTCTGTAAATGTCTCAGGTGTAAATTTAGTATACATTCCAAGTTTGGTCGGTGATGGTGGCATGTAACTTCCAGTCGTGTCTGTGTAATCCTTGATCACAATCTTGTCACCTTCTGCCAGTGTCTTGCTGATATTCACACTGTCATCTGTTGTGCTGAATGTGTAATCCGTTCCTAGCAATAATTGAACACCATTAAGGTAAACGTATACCGCCCTATTGCTTAGGGTTGTGATGTTGTGCTGTGAATCTAGTGCATAGTCTGTCTGTGAGGATCCCATCACTGTGTATGATCTCGTTGAAGCATTCTCTCCCCAGCCCACCATGTCCTCATAGTAGAACGGGAAAGTGCTGTTCCTGCCTAAAGTGATCGCGGAGATTATCTCGTTGACCCTGTCAGCGGCTATTCCCTCATATGCTGTTCCTGTTACGTGTGTGAGGAATGCGTTGTACCATTTCTCATACTCCTGACTCACGTAGTCTGTTGCTGTGGTGAAGTTGGCTTGCTGGTCTATGATGTTGAACACGGCAGAGAGTAATGGCGCCTCATGCTGGTGTATGCTACCACCCTTCAATCTTGCATCTGGTTTGTCCCTTAGGTTTGATACTCCTGGTATCGAACCCGTGACATCCTGATTCTTGTCAAGTATATCTCGCACATGATTCAGTATCTGTCCAAACGTGAACGTGCCCAACTGCTGGTTGAGACTGTTGGTTGACAAGTTCTCAGGTATCTCATATATTCCCTTGTCGACTATCTTGTCAGCACTGCTGTGTGCCGCTATCCGTATCTGGTCGTTGACTTCTAGTGCCTTGTTAAATTTTATATATTTGTTTTTTGTTCCTGTTTCCAGGGTGTAATCTGTAGTCAGTGTCTTCCTCGATCCGTTCACAGACACTGACACTTCCATATCCGTGAGGTCCGCTGAATCTTTATAGAAGTCTATCGGGAACAACTGTTTCTCTATTGCTTCAACAATAAAAGTCCTTGTGACACGCTGTTTGCTTTCATTTGTTCTCTTTATCCAGGCACTCCTTGAATTGTGTGTTGCTCTATTAGTCGTGTAGTGCAGGTGTCCTTCGGCTAGATTCTTTGTGATTGTATTCGATCCACTTTTATAAGTGAATGTTCCTGACGTGTGATCAGAATCAAAAACAATGTCTCCCACATTGTTGATAGTGTTGTACTTGACCTTAATACCTAACACAGTGTCTGTTGTGGCCGTGTCTGAAGTTGCGAAAGCAAAAACTTTCGCACCTGTAAAGGTTGAATTAGGATATGTCGTTGAATCATCAAATGATGTGTGGTCATTGTCCCACATGCCGAACAATGGCTGTTGGTTCATCCCCGTCTTCTGCTGTGCTTCCACAAAAGTTTCTGTGGTGCTATCATAACGGAAAGTCTTGCCCTGATTCGTTTTTCCAAACTCTATGAATATGGAATCGTTATCGCTTGGTACGGCGTCAGATGCCTCCGTCAAGTTAATGACCTGTGTTGAATCTCCTGCTGTTACGAAGTTCACATCGTATATCTTGTTCTTTACCAAAGGGTCTGTGTCTGATGCAAACACTACCCTCATTCCGTTTGCTAGTGCCAGTCCGTCAACAATGTAACCTGTTTGTTTAACCACCGATGAAAAAGCATCTGTTGTAACTGTATCATACAACGTTACAGATCTTTTAGCCACTGTCCCGTGATTGTAAAGTGCTAATCCAGAATCAAATTCTATTATTGGTCTTTTGGCCCTATCAGTTTCATTTAATGTAGGAGTGAAACTACTAACTCTTGCTGTCTCTTCTATGATAGACTTGTGGAACCATCTATTGTATCTAGACCAAGCGTTTTGGTCTCGTGAATCTCTCTTGATTGTGATGTAGTCTTTTGCCTCTGGCGTGTAATAGGCCTTTGCATAAGGTCTTGAATCATACCCTGCTTGATCGTACAGTATTGTAGATTCTGTTGCATAACTGCCTGGCGTAATCAAATCATCCACATCAGTAAGAGTTATTGCATCGCCAACACCTTCCACATAGTACTCTTTATTTTGGTATGCAGTTGGTACCAAGGAGTTTGTGAATTTAATCTTCATCCCATTGGAAAGATCCAGTGTCCTCAGACTGTAATTTTTGGCACCTATGATATCATCCTCTACGTTTATGTTCGTGGTGCTTGTAACGTCTTTGATCTGTAGTATGCCGTACATGGCATCGTGGTTGCCGCATTGGTAATATAATGTATCAGGTGCACCTGTTGTTGGAACTGTGAATGTTACTGTTCCTTCATCCGCACCATTGTTGATCACTCCTGTGTCAAATATCGTCGACGTAGAACCGTCTGTCGAAATCTTGCTCTTGTATGGCTCTGTCATTATCCAGAACGGATGTCCTTTGGCATTCACGTTAAACTTATATGTGTTTCCCCTGTATAGGGTCAGAATAGGATTGTTTTCATTTTCTCTTTGTGTAAAATTGTAGGCGCCTTGTGCGAGATTCTCTACAGAATATTCCACTACTGCACTTGGACCGACTGAATCTATTTCTATCGATCCAGGCCCTTCCGGTATCCAGTAGTACTCCCTATAGTTCACCAACTTGTCGTAATCAATGGCAGGATTCCAACTGTATACAGTTTCCTTGTTAAGCCTATCATGGTTGTTGACTTTGCCACCTAGATACTTGATCTGATTTATGTAGTCGTCATATGTTCCTGTGAATTTAACTTGATCTTCTGGATTTACAGAAGTGGTATCCTTGTCTGTGTATGTTACTGTAGGCTCTAGTTGATATGCGAATCTATCCCTGCTGATTGCACCAATATACCTGTCATTGATTGATCTAGTGTAGGCATCCTGTTTACCTATGTAACCGTCCACCCTCTCCAGTGAACCTTTCTGCACCAAAGGATCCATTGTACTTGACAGGAATCTCTGGTTGGCGTCCGTCCTGTAGAACGCTGGTAGGTGTTGTACCGTACGCCTGTACTCGTTGTCTCCTTGCTTGACAACTTCGTTGTTTATCAATGCGTTAGTAATATTGTCTGCCATTAGTATCCTGACCCACTACTGCCGGTGCTTGAACCGGAACCTGTTGTAGTAGAGCCTGACACTGCTGATCCTGATGTTGAGGTGTTCGTGGCAGTTGATGTTGATGTGACCACAGTTCCGGAGGCCGCCAATTGGTTGGCTCCCAGTGCTGTTATGATTGACACATCATCAACGGTGGCCCCACTGATGAAAATCTCGTCTGCCGCCGAGTCTAGTTGGAACAAGGACCCAAATCCCTGTCCTGATTGGTTGGGCACAATAACTGCTGTCAGTAGATCTGGTGCTAGTTGATTGTGAATGTAAGCGGCTAATTCTGTGAAGTAAAAACTGTCTCCGAAATCCCAGTTGTCCAGTGCAAAGAATTCGTTAATTGCGGCGATGACTCTGGTTTTGATCACTGCGTCCGACACATTAGTCTTGGAATTCTTGACAACTTTGAATGTCGCTTGTAGTTGTTCGTCGGCGTTTGAACCGAACAGTATCTTGTATTTCACAGGATGATATATGATCTGATCTGACAAAGATTTTAATGGATTCAGTACACTTGAATAATTGATCCTCAACTGATCTGCTGTGGACACAGCGGGTCGGCTTCCGCCGTCTTGTAACCATATCCTGTACAAGTTATCGTATGTTCTCTCTAATAGGTAAACATCAACTATGTTTGAAACACTAGGATCTATCCTAGTTTCCTGTCCTGCGTGATGCTTATATTGGAAGTCAATTGAACTTCTGCCTTTTCTTGCTCTGTAATCTGTTGTTGTTGTGAGAGTGTTTGTTGTAGAACTATACTTTTTGATCACATCCTCTGTCGAGTCATAGAAATAAAATAATTGTCCGTCTGTGTATGTTGTAGTGTTGAGATTTATATCTGTTTCGTTCTTTGAGACCACAAAGTTGGTCGCCGCATATGGCCTGTATCTCTCTATGTTGTCATACGAAATGTACTTCTCCTGGAAGATAAATTTTGTTGATTCCGATAGTGTGGGTTCAACGAATATGTCAAACAGTTCTGGATTGTCAACAACACCGTCATCATCATTATCATGAAAGCCAATTTTGACTTTCCTGTTGTCCTGGAAACCGTCTGCTTCCGTGATCACATCGACCACTTGCCATGTAATAGGATATCCAACACTGTTGCCAGACGATACAATGTTGTTTGTTTTAAGTATTTTTATTGTGTCCTTGACACTCTTGCCCGACGTGTAATCATAAATTTTCTCTTCCACATCATAGTGGAACTTGTTCTGCGACTCTGACTCAAATATGTAATCCAGTTTCCTGTATTGTACCGTGTAGGTGTTGCTATCATTAGTGAACTTGAACCACCAACTGGCGTCTGCATTATTGCCTGCAGTTGATCCCGCACTGGCTAGATCGAAAACTGTGCTAGTACTTAGGTTCGTCGACGTTATCACTTTCCATGTCTCCGAATCTATGTCATATCTCAATCCGAATTCCTCGTAGGCCGCTATCCTGTCCAACAAGTCTGCTTCAAGTGTTGCGGAGAATGTTGTAGTCAAGTTTGGTATGATCGCACTTATGATAGAACCATCTGGTACTATGTTGTTGAGTGTTACTGGACCAACTCCCGACTCAAGGTTTCCTACACCAGCATTAGCACCATCAAGCACCACTGCGCCTATCTTGGCCCATAATCTATCTTCGGCGTTGTCTGTCGTTGATGATACTAATATGCCGTTTAAGAATTTCCTTGTGTCTGGTGATGTGAATTTAACCAATGCACCAGGTTTTGCGAACTTCATATTGGAAGTTGCTGAATCTCCTAGGACTAAAGCACCCCCAGAAGTGAAATAACCCGTATTGGTATTGGTAGCAGTCGTAGTGGAGTTCCATGTTGCAGACAGTGTGCTGGCATCTTTCGTGCCGTACTTCAAATAGTAGAACTGTCTGGCGTATGCTTCTTTCAATTTCGCTTCAACAGATGTGTCTATTGTTGACTGTATATCACTTCTATTGTTGAAAGTGAATGTAAACTGCTGTAGGGATTCTTCCCTGTACAGTATGCCATCTTCTGCAAACACGTTAACGTTGGAGTACGCACCTGTTGGATCCAATATCTCCTTGGCCCTAGATATACCAGATGCTGATCTGTTCACAGATCTCACCTTGACGATCTCCTGCGACGCTGACAGTGGTACTACTTGGTAGTCTTCTGCTGTGATCATCCTGTTCTGAGAATAATATACCTGTGCGGCTTTCTCCTTAATAGAATCATTCGATTCCGTTGCCGCTGAATTGTACACACTGGCCTTCAAACTTATACTCATACTCACTGACTGCTGTGCTCCGTTGGCGTCTGTGTAAGGTACTGTTAATTGTATACCTTGCATGTCAGACGGTTGTATGGCGTACTTGGCATTGTCACTGACCCTGTAGTAGGTCCTGAAACTTCCTAGAGGTATGTTAGAGAAATTGCCATCACCAAACACTAGGTCAATCGCATCGGCGTTCTTTGTCACCACGTTGTAGGTATTCCTCTCTGCTTTAGACAATGAATTGTATATTGCATTGTTACCAGACAGCGATGGAACTTTCGTCCATGATTCTGATAGTTGTCCAAACTGGTCTAACTTGTATAGCCACACATCTGTGTTGTTGATATTCGCTGTTGGAACATTTTTTACATAATTTGTTGTTGCTGTGTCTACTGTGAACTCTTGGTTCTCCATTGTTCCTTGTTTGAATAAGAAAAAGAATCCTGTGTTGTTTGAACTGTCTCCAGATCCATCTGATCTGTAAGTGTATGTGAGACCTGTTCCCGGTATTGGTGTAGATTCGAATATGCTGTCAGAGTCATTTATTGTGCTAGGCACTATCTCAAATGATCTCGGCGTGCCTCCCACTGACTTCTGGAATTTAAATATGGGTAGATCCAACTGGTTGGAACTTAATGTGTACACTTCTGTGTCTATTCCACCTATTTTCCCTGACTCTCTCGGGTTACCAAACAGTTGTCCGGACTGGTTGGCCGCATTCAGTATCGCAGTGAACTGCTCTCTGTAGTTGGAGTTGGCCGAATCATTCCAGATGATGTTTGAGTTTGCTAAATTTGTTCCTGTGCTGTCCTGCACATCCTGTGTCGTTGATATCGAATCTATCTTCAATATTCCTGTTGCAGGTTGGTTCCTCTTGGCATTGTAGTTGATTAATCTTGCTAATCTCAAGACACTATTTCTTCTCTCGGCAGTCTCTAGGAAATTCTCTCTTGCGTTTAGGTCAACCCTAAATGAAAGTGCCTGGGATATGTATGCTATAAGATCTATTAGTGCCACATACTCAGAACTCTCAACAAAATCGTTGAAGTCGTCTGGATAGTTCTCTTTGAGATACGCCACCATGGTCCTTCTCAGGGTCTCGAAGTCGTAACTCTTGAAGTCAGCCTGTTGGAAGGACTGGTAGATCTTCCTCCAATCTTCCGCTACTAATAATCTGTTCTGTCTATCTGTTGTGGCCATTGTAATTACAACGGTATTTATGTGTTAGGAAATGTGCGTATATTAAGATAGACGCATTAGTGAGTTTTCGTCAAAATTGAATCTCAGTTTCTCCGTGATGTTCAGTGGAACATAGGTTATAGTGGCCTGTATGGCTATGCCCTTGTCCGCTTCTGTGACTAGTATTTCCTCTGTTGAGATACGTGGATCTGCGTTAAGATTGGCAGTAATATCGTCAACTATAGCGTCTTTGAGTGCTTCCGTAAATGGTTCGAATATAGCATCGTATATGATGGTTCCAAATTCCGGATTTTCAACCCTCTCGCCCTTACGTACACTTAACCTATTGATCAGGTCCTGCTTGGCGACCTCGAAGTCATACAGTTTGAAGTTCTTCTTGTCCGCACGTGAACTGAAACCCTTAAATGTCACTGTTTTGTTTGAAAGTCCGTTGCCTGAATCCCCGTATGCCATTAGTTCAATCTCCTAAATTCCACATCCACCTTGCTGTAATCTACTATGTAGTACCCTGTGTCTGTCATCTCTCTTGCCCATGGAACTTCCTGTGCCATCACGCCCTCGTATGTTCCTTCTGACTGTTTGTATTTAAACGAATATATGTTGATGCCTAGTGGTGACTTGCCAACTAATTTGATCTCTTCCTTGAGTCTACTATCACTGAATTTGAAACCGGAGAAGACACTTTTTATTGAACTACCCAACGATCCTAACTTCAATCCAAGATTTTGTCCCACGTTCTGCAGGAACGACTGTCCGCCCAACTGTGCCGCACTGGCGTTGAACAGGCCTGCCTTGGTGGCCAGACTCTGGATCGAATTTATGCCCACTATATTTCCGCCAATGATACTCTGGTAGTTTTGTGTGATGCTGGATAGGTTGGCTATTGTTGCCGGAATATTGCCTGCGGATAGATTTCCTTTGAGTCCTTTGACAGCATTCAGACTGCTGTTGGCCAGATCGAATCCTCCACCTATGCCTTCCATGGTCTTGCTTCCTAGAGTGAACAGTTCACCGGCACTGTTGACGAACACGTTGTCCTTGAACAATTCCGTGCTCTTACCTGAGAATTTATCTATCACCTGTGAAGTGAGTGTGTTGGTTAGATCTTTCACATCAGAGTTGACGTTGAATCCTTTGAATTTGTTGGAGATGCTGTCCTTGATGTCGAACGGCAGATTTACTTGTTCAGCGATCCCGTAGAGTTTGTCGTACCCCGATGTATATTCAGTCAACAACTTCTTGGCCTTCTCGGCATTTGTGCTTGTTCCCATCGCTTTTTTAAGAAATCCCAGTTGGTCTTCCTGGGACTGGGCGAAACGAATGTGCGGGTTATCGCTCAGTCTGTTTTTCATATTCAAGAACTCTGGAGTTCCTGGCGTGTTGGCCCTTTCTAGCCACTTCTTCTTGTCAGCAGGAGTGTCAGGGATGATCGAGTCACCGGCTATCACACTGGCCCTGAACATGGGCTCGTGTGTCACGAACCTGTGAACAGTCGTCTTGGTCTTCCCGGTGAATGCTTTCAGAGGGCTAATTCCTTTTTGTGCTAATTCCACGTCACCTTCTTCACGCAGTTGCATTCCGGCTTTCTCTTGAGTCAGCCATGTTGGCCCCCATTGGGTTATTCCGCCTCCACCTGAACCTGGTCTGCCCATCGGTGCGTTCAAATGCACCTGGCTACCTTGCACATGGAATACGCCAGTAGCGCCGTGTAGTTGTGATCCCGGTGTGAATGATGATATGGCCGACTTTGCGTAACTCTGTATGCCTCCGGATGGTGAACTCTGTAGAATGCCCTTCTCACCAATTTTCAGTATCGCATCAGCACTCTGTATCATCTCCTTGGCCGCACTCATCCTGATCTGTCCATTGGCGTGCATGTTGATGTTGGAGTCTGAGTGCAGGTTGAAGTCACCTTCGGTCCTCAGGTTGATTCCTCCAACCCCCGAATACACATCGATCCTGCCGTTGCTCTGCATCTCGATGTAGGCGTTACCCGAACCGTTGGCTATGTACACAACACCCGCTGTGTCATGCATCAGCAACTGGTGTCCAGATGCTGTCCTCAATCTCGTAAGTTGGTTTGTGCCGTCTACTGCACCATCGTCCATGACAAATGTGTGTCCGATTTTTCTTGATACATGGTCTGTTGCTCCTGAATCCTTTGCACCTACTGGTTGTTTGACCGATGCTGTATCTTTACGACCCGGTGTGCTGATGCCAAACACCTGGCTCGGGGATTCACGCCTTGCTGAACTAGAGGTGTTGCCTCTAACATCGTCTGCACTTAGGCCTTGCTTCAGTAGAGTTTCCGCAAGTGGGTGTATGGGTTTTGGATATGCTTCGTAATCATTTTTTGGCAGTGCACCAGTGGCCGCTCTGTTGAGCTCTCCTGCTGGTACGTTGGTCGATCCATAAGTTGCTTGTTTGTCCACGCCTGAGCTCAACTGTCCTGCTGGTCCTCCGTCCGTTTTGTCCCATGTCTTTTCGCTTGACGCTATGCCTGGTGTCATGTGATTGGTGTAGGGGTCCTGCACACACCCTATCCAGAAGGCCTGATTCATCTTACCTTCAGCGAATATGACCAACACAGTCGTTTCAAGATCAGGCGGTACCGCCCAAAAACCGTATGAGTGCTGGCTGTGTTCGTATTCTGTTGATCCTGGAATGTTGTGTTTCACACCCTTGGCTCCATAGAAAGGAGAGAGATACTCACATGTGATCAATTGTGATTCCGTACCCGCATTTGGAGAGGCCTGTGCCAATGATGGTATCAAAACACTCAACCTGCCCATCCTTGTGGGGTCCTTGTTGCCTTTGACCACACCTAAGTAGGGCCCTGCGTTCGCACCGGCCCAACTCTGGTCCTTGCCTGGTGCTTTGGGATTTGATGCGCCACCTTTAAGGTAATTGTGTAAACTCATTATAATCTTCCCTTGTTGAATATGTTCTTGGCCTCTGTGTAGAGATCTTTAATTTTTCTTCCTATGTTAGTTACTTCTGATAGGCTACCACCCTCATCTTTCAGATACTGTGCAAATTCGTCCGCTTCTTTCTTCGTACCAACATAACTATCGCCTGTTGTGGACACAGTTGTTACATATTCATCCACTGGGTTTGATATGTAGACTCCTTGGTTGTTGAAACGAGTCAGATGCAACACATTGGTGTATCTGCCACTATTGAAATTATGTTCCACTTGTATTACTCTGTACAGTCCCGAAAACATTCCCTGCTGTGTTGATCCCATCTCGTAAATGCCTTTCATGTTGTCCAGGTCGGTGGGCATCTTGAAGTTCAACATTATGATAGGTTCCGCCAGGTCTGGATTGTAGCAACCCCTTTTCACGTCCCAAACCGCGTTCAAATTTCCCCTCCAAAAATCTATTGTGTCATCCTTGCTGACCCCGTCTGCCACTTTCTCTGGCACCGCGGGAATGAACTGTGACTGTCCCATCCAGGCCGGGTCTCCCAATATCTCCATCCTGATGTTCACCATGTCCGCCAGTGGGTGTGTGAGCTCATCTATGAACTGATCCACGAAGGTGAATCCACCACCTGTCTTGTTTGTGCCATTCGATTTGGACAGGCCGGGCCCACCCCTGTAGGTGATATTTTGATCTTGTACAGTGTCATCTGGATTATCCGTTCCCCTTTGCTTTGTTGTTGAGCTCTGAGCGTACTTGTTCTTTCTAGATGCGTCGGACTCCACGTCCTTGAGCCTGCTCTGGAAGTAGGCCACCTTGTAGTTGATACCTAGGTCCAACACGTCCACGTTGTCTCCAGTGAAAATGTAGTCGTAGGTCTTGTACACGAAATTCTTGAAATTCTGTCCTGTGCTGACGCCCGGTATCGACAGAGAGTATGCGTGTACACGATACGGTGAGACCACGAACTTGATCTTCTTGACGTTGGTCTGTCGTTTGAGATCATACTGTTCTGTCGGGACCACACTGGCCCTTATCCTGAAGTAATCGAACCACATGTTAGATTTGTTCTTGGACTCTTCGTACACCGCTTGTGCGCCACCTTTGTCATCGGCGGCGGACAATGTATCTGCAACTTTACTCTTCCATTTCTTGAAATTTATGTCTGAGAATTTTGGGTCTGATTTCATTGCTTCTTCCAGTATCTTTATTACGCTGGTCGTGGTGTTGATCTGCATGAAGTTAGAACCTGCTGTATCACCGGTCAACGCCTTCCTGAATCCTGGGTCTACTGACTGACTGGTCATCGGTGACTCATTGAAGAATTCGTTGTTTATCGTGACCCCCTGTGGGTTGAATGACTCGTCTATGCTTATCTCATACTTGTCTGGTATTGAGACCCCAGAAGTTTTTGTTTCGTCCTCGTTCTGACGATTCAGTATGTCCTCTAGGTCCTGCACCACCGTGCTCAATTTCTGATCCTTGGAGAAAAGTGTTCCCGATGTCCTGGGGTAGTTGTACTGGTCAAAGTATGCGAACTCGTTGTAGGGTATTGCCGTTGCGGTGTACACCGTGCCTCCCTGGTTGACATCCAACTCCATGTTGGTCATCTTGACTGGAATCACTCTTTTCAATCTTTCTTTTTTGATGTCTGGTGGATGGTTACCGAGCTCGTCAAATCCCGCAAACTCCACCGTCAACAAGTAAGGTGCATCCAGGTGGTCCAGATAGCCGTTGTTGGCGGCCGCGGCCCTCATACGTTCGAACAGGGTTATGCCGGCCGGCTCTATGATGGTCATGGTTATCTGTGTGACCGATGTCAGCCTCCTCTTCTCGTTGAGGCCTGGTATGGCATTCAACGTAACCTCTTTGAAGTAAAGGTCACGATCCCTTTTGAAGGTACTCGAACTCTTGCCAAGCACTGCCCCCATTCTTGCGTTGTCCACTGTTTTGTTGAATGCGTTGTTGGGATCTAGTTGTCTCTCCCAATTGTTGGCAGATGATTCGGCGTGGCTGGCGGAGTTGCTGTCCGCTATACCCCCGCTCTTTATTATTATGTCATGTGGTTTGCCGGTGAGCAGTGTCTTGGTGTTCTCTATGTCTGCCTGATTCAAGGCTGACAGCGTGAACAATGAATTGTAAGATGCAAACTTGTGCAATTCGTTCGGTGTGGAAACGTCATGGACAAATTTCTTGTCTTCCTTAGTCTTCGCCTCTCCGTAAAGAGGATGGACAGTTTTAGATACCTTAGCGTTTAGATCAACACTTGATGTTGTTATGGTTTTTGCCATGTCTAAATCCCTAGATCTCTAAGCAGGTTCTCTTTCTTTGGTAACTGCACAGTGACTCCGGGTTTAAAATCATAAATGGGATCTTCAATTTGGTCTGGGTTACGTTGTGCAAACACCCACCACAGTCTCGGCGAGCCATAAAGATCATAGGCCAACAGGTCGGGCCTATAGGCGTAAGTCCTCTCTATGGTATAACTCTGATCGTCCTGCTCGGCTGTTATAGTTCTCGGATTTAATATGTCTAGATAATTGCTTGTTTCGCCTGTTGCAAAATACGGTGATGTGTTTGAGTACTCGGCCATTAGATGAATCCTACCTCATTGCCTTTGCCGTTAAGTTCTCCATTGACGAATTTCTTCATTGAGAACTCCTTGACCTTATCTCTGCTGTAGATTGGTGTTATCAACACTGATATATTTGATAATGTTGGTGCCCAGGTCTGTGACTCACCTGTCTGTACTAACTGTGTCACGTTGCTAGGAGTCGCTGAATTGGTGTCAGATTGTTTTGTACTGATGTAATCTATGCCCTGTCTCAACTCTATGTTGAACGAATTTACTACCACAGGTACCCTGTTGAACATGTGGTCCCCGTATCCATAAAGATGCAGGATCGGTGGGGGATTACCTTTGAGTCCGTTTAGGCCAGTTTCGCTACCAAAGAACATCTTGGTTGCAGTCCTTAGGAAGTTCACGGTTGCAACCCAATGCTTGGCATCTTGACTGTTCTGTACTGGAAATTCTCCAATAATGTTTAAAGAATCAATTTGCGAGTTCTGGTAAGCCTGGTGTGGAAAATTACTGTGTGTCATATCCATAGCGTTGTAGGTGGCCTGGTGTGCTATCTGCATTGTGGGTGTCAAAGGCCAGAATATACCCTGTGATGGTGCTAGAGGTTGCATGATCGGATTGTTAGCAAAATCAAAGAACTGTGTCAATGGTCCATCTGGAACTTGCAATCTCACACGCCAGTCAGTCTTGTCGTTACGTCCTGACCATTTTGCCCTAGCGTTAACGATCCTGGAGTCCGTGGAAATACCGGCACCCGTGAGCCTACCCAGGGTCCTATTGAGTATGCCCGATCCCACGTTCTTGACTATTTTTCCTATTCCACCAAATACCATCTTAATGGTTGCTTTCCTTTGTAAAATTTCGTATACTTTAACTATATTTATAGGCATTAATCTAGGCGCACTTAATTCACCATACGACACGATTCAACAGACCTGTTTGTGGTCACTCACATTGATACAAAGAGAAGGAATTTATGAAGAGAGTCAAGTACCTAAACAACAGAGATCTGCTACTGCAGATACATGCCAGCAAGAACACATACTGTTCTTATGTTTCACCCGAAGACTCACAGTTTGATCTCATAGTGCCCAACCTGAAGAAAATCAATGCAAGTGCGGTAGCACAGGCACGTAAGGCCAAGGCCAAACGTTTGACACAGGAAGCATGGGAAGAGGCCAAAACAGCAGGACTGAAAAAAATTAAATTAGTGGACTACACAGTGAGTCCGAGAAAGATAGACAAGACGGATCTTGTGTTCAGGGTCATGATGTTCGATCATGTGCCCATGGACGACCAGAGGAAGAAGAATCCCAAGACTGTGGCAGACCATCACAGCAAAGTTAACTTCCCACCGTTCCAACACTACAGATTTGATGTGAAAGGTAAACTTGTATGTGTGGGAAAATCACACTGGATAGGTGGCATGGATAACGGACACTTCTCATGTGACCATGGCAAGATGACAAACCAACTGGCGATGATGTACATGAAACTTTGCGAGAGATATGGAACAAGAGCAAACTGGAGAGGATACACGTACAACGATGAGATGCAATCACAGGCGTTGATGCAACTGAGCCAGATCGGCTTGCAGTTTGATGAATCTAAATCAGACAATCCTTTCGCATACTACACAGCGGCAATAACAAATTCGTTCACGAGGATTCTAAATATTGAAAAGAAAAATCAAGCGATCAGAGATGATCTGCTCGAACAGAACAACATGATGCCCAGTTTCACAAGACAAAATGAAAATGATGCCAGTTCACCGATATACAAAAAAAGAATGGAAACCATACACGGCGAGGTGCGACAGGTCAATAAAACCGGCATTGCAAAATTAAACAAGGTGCTAAAGAAAAAAGGTAAGATCGATTCGGAAGACTTTGAAAGTGTTAACTCTAGGAAAGTTGACATGACTAATCACAAACCAATCGTGAAGAAGAGGTGGTAATTAATGGCATTCTTTAAAAAGGTGGCCTGTTTCACGGACATACACTTTGGTCTTAAAGGCAACAGTCGCATACACAACGACGACTGTGAAGAGTTCGTAAAATGGTTCATAGCACAAGCCAAGGCAGAAGAATGTGATACCTGCATATTCCTAGGAGACTGGCACCATCATAGGTCAGCAACAAACGTTTCCACGATGAACTACACAGTGTCCAACATGGAGAGATTGGGTGCGGCGTTTGAGAAAGTTTATGTGATCATGGGCAATCATGATCTGTACTACAGAGACAAGAGAGAGATCAATTCGATGGAATACATCAGGAACATTCCAAACATACACATTGTGAATGAATGGTTGGTGGAAGACGATGTTGCAATCATACCGTGGGTTGTGGGAGACGAATGGAAAAAAATTGAAAAGATGAAACAGAAGTACGTGTTTGGACATTTTGAATTGCCTTACTTCAAAATGAACGCAATGGTAGAAATGCCAGATGTTGGCGGAATACAGACTGATCATTTCGCAGGTTGTGAGAAAGTGTTCTCAGGACACTTCCACAAAAGACAGATAATGAAAAATGTGACTTACATGGGCAACGCCTTCCCACACAACTATGCAGACGCATGGGATGATGACAGGGGCATGATGATTATTGATTACGGTAAAGAACCCAAATATATTAACTGGCCCGATATGCCGAGGTATATCACAATAAAAGTTTCGGAGTTGCTAGAAGATCCAGACAAATACTTAAAACCAAAAATGTATGTGAGAGTCACATTAGATATAAAAATCAGTTATGAAGAAGCAAACTTCGTCAGAGAAACATTCATAGACAAGTATCAACTGAGGGAACTACAACTGATTCCAGAACAGGTGGACAACGCACAGCAACCACTAGTTGAAGTGCAGAAGTTTGACAGCGTGGATCAAATCGTTATCAAACAGTTACAGGGCGTGGACTCAGAGGTCTATGACAAGAACGTGTTAACAGCAATTTACAACGATCTAGATGTCACGAATTAGTAAAAAGAAATTGATAGAAGTTTTGAAGGGTGACCTCGAGGAACCTGTAACCAAACAATCACTTTTGGATCAACTTGCAAAACCCGTAACACAGGAAGAGTGGTTGAAAGGATATAACGAATGGAAGAGGAAACAACTTGCTAACGATTAAAGAACTCACGGTGAAGAACTTCATGAGTGTGGGCAATCAGGCCCAGGCCATAGATTTCTCTAACAAAAATCTTGTGTTAGTGATCGGTGAGAACATGGATTTGGGAGGTGATGATGCTGGTGCCAGGAATGGTACTGGTAAGACCACTATTATAAATGCACTATCCTACGTGTTTTTTGGTGAGGCATTGACAAACATCAGAAGAGACAATCTTGTAAACAAGACCAATGAGAAAGGCATGTTGGTTGGTGTCAAGTTCATCAAGAACGGAATCACATACACAATCGAGAGAGGACGTAAACCACAGATATTCAGATTCTATGCCAACGACATAGAGCAGAAAACAGAGAGCAACGAAGCACAGGGCGAGAACAGAGAAACACAGGTAGAAATAAACAAACTAATGGGCATGACCCACTCCATGTTCAAGAACATAATTGCACTGAATACCTACACGCAACCGTTCTTGTCGACCAAACAGGCAGAACAAAGAGAGATAATCGAACAGTTGCTTGGCATAACACTGTTGTCACAAAAAGCAGATCTATTGCGTGAAAAACAAAAAGCAACAAAACAGATGTTGACCGAAGAAAAATTAAAAATAGATGCCAGGGTGGCTTCTAATGAAAAAATACAAGAGTCCATAGAGAGTCTGAAAATAAGATCAAATGCATGGAGCAAACAGAAGGACGACGATATAAAAGGTTTCCGGGAGGCGATTGCGGAATTGGAAAAAGTGGATAGTGAAATAGAGATAGCCAAACACAAAAAATTACAGAAACACGCCGAGATGCAGACTGCATTAAGAAGTCTGCAGAAAGAGAGAGCGTACCATGAGGATTCATTGACTAAAGCCGAAAATACTGTGGCCAAAACAGAAGCAGATCTAGAATACACTAAACAACAAAAATGTCCCACGTGTGAACAATCACTACACGACGACAAGCACGAGCTCTTGGTCGGAAAACTAAAAACACAACTTACTGAATCAACAGAATACGTAACAAAATTACAAGGCGATCTTGCAGAAATACAAAAAGGCATCGACGAGGTGGGAGACCTAGGACAAGTGCCAGACACGTACTATGACACCATGGACGAGGCATACAATCACAAGGGATCGTTACAGGATCTCATACGACAGTTGGACCAGACAGAGAGGAAAGAAGACACATATGCAGAACAGATAGCGGAGATGCAGAAATCCGCAATACAAGAAGTAGATTATGAAAAAGCCAACGAGATGGAAGACCTACACAGACACCAAGAGTTCTTATACAAACTGTTGACGGCAAAGGATTCGTTCATAAGAACAAGAATTATAGAACAGAACTTGACATATCTGAATCAACGCCTAGCATATTTCCTGGGCAAGGTGAAACTGCCACACACCGTGACTTTCCAATCGGACCTGAGTGTGCGTATCGAGGAGTTGGGCAGGGAACTGGATTTCGACAACTTGTCAAGAGGCGAAAGAAACAGATTGATACTAAGCCTAAGTTGGGCATTCAGAGACGTGTGGGAAAGCCTTTATCAACAGATCAACTTGCTGTTCATCGACGAACTGGTAGACGCAGGCATGGACATATCAGGAGTTGAAAGTTCGATGGCAGTGCTCAAAGACATGAGCAGGACGCAGAAGAAGAACATATTCCTCATATCACACAAGGACGAATTGGTAAGCAGAGTAAATTCTGTATTGAAAGTTGTAAAAGAAAATGGTTTTACCAACTATGCCAATGATGTTGACATAATTGTTTAATTTTTATGTTGACAAAACCACTTCTTACGTGCTTAAATTACACTGACGTTAATTAATGTTAATCGTACGACAATAGAAGGAGAAAAACATATGTCAAATGAAACACATGAATCGATCATGACAGAGATACAAACTTACTCAGAAGAGAATGGTAAGTTCGTTGACAAAGGAGTTAAAGCATCTGCCACTAGGGCCAGAAAAGCATTAGCGAACCTTTCTAAATTGATCAAAGCAAGAAGAAAAGAAATTCAGGAAGTCAAGAACGCGGCGAAGACAGCGGCGTAATCGATCATTGGATTTTGCAAAACCCAAAGCCTCCGGTTAGCAATAGTCGGAGGTTTTTTTATGACTTGAGTATTCCCTTGCCGTGTACCCTCACACGGATATGCCCATTGTAGTAATCATTAGTTTCTAAGACCTTGCGTGAGAATTGTTCACGTGCTTCCACGTAGGACAGTTCTGCCTTGGACTTGCAGTAGAAAAGTATTTCTCTTGTAAATTTATCTTTACCAATTTTGTTAACATCGATTGTGAGATCATCGCTTGATCCATAATAGTCCTGCCAGTCAGAATCAACCTTGTATCTACGTTTGTTCTTTCTGCCTT